TTTTCTGGTTTTTTGCAAATAGTTAATCAAACATTAGCAACAAATAGTAATTTACAACAACAAGGTACAACGCCTATAGTTGATGAAGTAAACAAAGCAATTAAATTATTAGCTAAAGATTATAAAGAAAAAACTGGTAAAGTTTTTGAACTAATATCAAGTTATAAAAGTGAGTATGATATATTTGATGAGTTAATACCAAGAGTAAAACATCTACCTTATAATGGAAGTAAATATAATTGGCCATTAAAAAAAGGTTTTGAAATACAAGATGATGATGACGAAAATGACACAACCCTTTACAGAGACGTTAAAGCAGCTATAAATGGAATTAATGATAGTAGTTTTAACCCACCATTAAAACAAGGACAAACAACAATAGGTGAGTTTGAACTTAAGCTGGATTACAAGCTATATCGTGCAGTACCATCAAAAATAGGAACTGACGTAAGGCAAAGCGGAAGACATGTAGAAATTACAAAACAAACAATATCTAACGATCTTGATTGGTTTATTAATAATGCTTGTTTGCGTGGCTTTGTGGTTTATGGCATTGATGGATTATATTACCTTGGTAAAGCCTATCTTGAAAGCATTGTAAATGATGTACCATTACACCAAAGCATACAAAGAATTTTTATTCCAGCAAAGCTAGTGGTAGTGCCATCCAAAACTGTATCAACACCAACGGGATCAGCTGGAACTGGAGGAACAAGTGGAACAGGAACAAGTGGAACAGGAGCAGGAGGAACTGGAACAGGTGGATTAGGAGCAACACCAACTGGAAACCCAACATCCGGAAACACATCATCTGCACCAAAAGTTGCAGCAGCTCCAAAAATTAATAAAATAATAAAACCAGACAATTACACAAATACGTCAATAGCTTACACTAATAACCCAAACATATCAGCATTACGTAACGCTATAGTAAAAAATGCACTGCAAGCTGCACAGTTAGGCGTACGCAATCAAACTCCATTTTTTACACACTTTACTGACATAGACCATAAATATGGCAACGCATTAATAGTTCCTGATGCAAACCTTACTAATTTTGAAAAACAATTAAAGGCAGTTGGTTGGTATAAAACACCATATTTTTCATCAAGAGGCACAGCTTATTGGAATAATGACTATGCCGCCCCAATACAATACAGAAACCTTTTTGACAAAAAAGCTAATGGAAAAAGTGATGTTGGTACAGTAAAAGATACAAAGGGTTTAATTGACGTACTATCAGTAAGTACTGCAGCAGATGTTCCACTAGCCAAGGATAAAAATGGAGTTTTAAAACCAGTTGATAGCTATGTGAGTCAGTTAAGTGATCAAAGTCCTTACTCTAAAGATTTTCCCATAGACCAAATTGGCAAAACAAAAGTAAAGGCTAGCGGGCCAACGCACTATTGTGCTTATTCTATTTGTGCTTGGTGGTTGCAAGGATACAAGGATTTTAAAAATAATCAAAACATAAAATACGCAGAGTTTCTTAATATATTTAAAAACAATAATTGGATAGGGGGAGCAACAGGTTATCCCCCTATTGGTGCAAGCACAAATATTTGGAATGAAGGAGCTATGAAATATAGATTAGACCATGGCAAACCAAATGCAGCCTATCATTACAAGGATGGAAAACTTGGCTTTAAGGGTCCTACTAAAAAAAATGTTGATCCACGATTTCCAACATTCGACGCACCAGATATCCGACAGTTAGAGCCAGGAGATGCTATAGTTGTAGCTAATGCTGCGCACATACAGATGGTTGTAAAAGTTAATTATAGTGCAGGTACCTACGAGACTGTAGGTGGAAATGAGAGTAAAAGTGGCATAGTTTCAGGAAACACTCCAAACTTAGCTGGAAACGGTGTTTATCATAAACTAAATGCACCATTTCCAGGTGGTATTATAACAGTCATAAAAGTACCAACATTCCTTACTTAGTAACATTATTAAAACAGAATATGCCATACAACTTTGCATTAACTTTCACACAACCAATAATACTAAAACTAGATAATGGACTTATTGGAGGAGCTGAAGATTGGGCAAAAACAATTACTAAAGCCTATATTGACACAGTAACCTCTGGACTTCCTATAGGAGTTCCACCAGTGCTACCAGCTCCAGGATTAAACCCAACTGCACCTCCACCGTTTACCATAGGAGCATCTGGAATCACAAAACCATCAGCTCAAAGTAGGGAAAAAGCAGTATATAAGATAATACATAGCTATTATTTTGCAAAAGAACTTGGCTTAAACAAAGCCTCTATTGATGCATTAATATCAACAACAAAACAAATAATACTAAAAATAAAAAACACACAAAGACAGGTTAAGACTATTATAGATCAAATAAAAATAGTAAAAGAGGAATTAAAACAATTACCAAAGCTGATAGAAGAAATAATAGATGCAATAAAAGACACAATACAAGAACAAACTTTTAACGTTGTTAATCTAGAAGTGGCATTTGATAGTGTGAAATTACAACTCGATCCACAAACATTTGCTACTGTGTTTAGTAAAGAATTACAGTTAATTGAAACTATAAAAAATTTTGATCCAACAAACATTGCTGGTATAAGAGCTATAGCCTTATTTGTTGGTGAGCAAGGCATGCAACTAGAAGCAAATATGGGAGATGCTAAAACCAAACAATTAAAAGATTATGTAATAGGAAAGTTGTTAGGCATTGCAAAGGAATTTTTAACATTAGCAAACGGAATATTAAATCCAGCTCAACTAATCAACTATGTAAGAAAATTAGCACCAGTAAGGCCTAAAATGAGAGTTGTTCTTGATAAGCTTAAAAGATTTACAATATTAGCAACACTGCTAAAACCACAACTTAAAAAACTAGAAAAGAAAAAAGATATATTGGTAAAAAAAGTTAAAGTTAAATTAAAACAAAAGTTAGCAATTATAAAAGAAAAAATTAAACAAAAAATGGCTGAACACGCAGCCAAAAAGAAAAAAAATAAATCAACTGAATTGTATAAAAAAGCAGCTGAAGCTAAAATAAAAAAAGCAAAAGAAACGGTTGCAAAAATAAAAAGAATTCAAAAAAAAGTAAAACTATACATTAAGGCTGGTAAATCGATTGCTGCAATAGTTGGAAAGGTTACAAATTTAATAACTAGTTTAGATGATGAGTTTAAGGCAATAAAGCAAGAAATAGAAAACGCAGTAGCTGCAGCTCAACAAGCCATAACAAACACAACATCCCTAGTGAATCCAGAAAAGGAGTCAGCAAAAGCAAAAGATTACGCATCAAGCATAGGATTAAAACAATTTGCAGATCAAATGGCTTTAATTATAACACAGACCAAATGTGACATACAAACCTTTAAAACTTTTTTTGAACGAAGCAGTTCGAGAATAACAGCGTATGCTAACGAATATGATTCACTAGTTGAAGAAATAGATACGCTAGTTGAAGCAGTAAAGAGTATTGAACAAATGAACAAAGAAGCAAATGCAGAAAAAAATGGCTTACCACCACCAAAACTAGTAATAATTGCAAAAAATAGAAAGTCTTTAAAAGTATTAATACAAGATATATTGAAGAAACTAAAGCCTAGAATTCAAAAAATAATTAAAACAATTGCAAACAAAATTAAACAATTAGGCGTAACCATTAAAAACAAAATTGAAAAGTCAGCCAAAGAAAAGGCAGAAGCTGCAGCAAAAGCAATACCAACCAACAGCAATATAGAAGATAAAAAAAAGAAAAAAGAAGCTTTGGAGGCTAAAAAGAAAAAAATAGAAGAAAGAAAAAAACAAATACAACGCCAAATCTTATTAGGATCTTATGTATTTAAAATGGGGAAAAACGCAACTACCATAGTAAAAAACATTAATGCAAGTAAATATAGGTTGAGCGAAAACGAAATAGCTATAAATGGTTTTTTGGATGGGTACTATTTGTACCAAAAGTATGAACAACCGCAAACAAGAGTACAAGAGCTAAACACAGAAAAAATAGCTTTTAAAGAAAGGTTTGAATCATTAAAAGTTATTGAAGCACTAACCTTTGGCCTAATAGAAACAATAAAAGACATACGTGAAACAGACTTTATTAGTGAATTTAAAAAATTGGTAAAAAGCACACCAGAATCAACTGCACTTAAAGCAATAGAAAATTTAATTGACAATCCACCAAAAACACCAAAACAAGTAGAAGAGGCCATGCAAGTGTTAAGTGGTGGTGTATTGCAAGATATGTCGATAGTAAACAACATATTAACATTAGAAAGAAAATATCTTAATAAGAGTAGAGAAGTTGTAAAAACACTATGTGATGTAGAGCAAATAACAAACGTAAAAGTACGAGTAGTATTGCAAAAAATATATAAAACACTTAAAAAAAATCAATCATTTATACTGCTTGTGTTTAATCTCTTAAAAAAAGAACTAACTGTTTTTAAAAATTTTATAATTAAAAAAATAAAAATTATAATAGCAAAAATAAAAGCTTATTTAGCCAAGAAAGCAGAAAAAAAGAAAAAGGAGTCTGAGGAGGAAGTGGTTAAGACTTCTAAAAAATCTATAAACTTGGATGCTAAAATTATGAGTGTTGTTTTTGGATTAGCAACCAAAGTGTTTTGGACAGGTGTTACTTGGGTAGGACCTACTAATAGCAATCATGTCACCTTTACTATAGGACCTTTCAAAGCAATAAAAGCCAAAATAGAGGATGGAGCATCAGGAATAATAAATGAAATGGCAGCTAGTTTTGAAAAGCAACTAACAACAATGTCAGGACTAGTAATACCACCACTACCAACCTCAATACCACCAATACCATTTAATAGCTATAAATAATAAAATACAACTATTTATATATAAACAACATGAAAGGATCAGAATTTATAAATCTAATGCGAAAAGTTATTCGCGAAGAAGTAAGAACTGTCGTAAGAGAAGAGCTAAAAGCAATTAAGCCACTACTCATGGAAAAGCAACAACCAACAGTTACAAAAAAACCAACAACACAAATTGCAAGACCACAAAGAACACAACCACTTGTACAATTTGAAGGACCATTAAAGTCCATATTAGAAGAAACTGCACGAAGCATGCAATCCGCTCCATCTGAAGAAGAGGAAGAATGGCCAGAAATGAATATGGGAATGATGACATCAGAGGATGTACCAGCTTCTATGGGACGTACTAATATGAGAGCAGCAATGAGTAACGATCCAACAGAAGCATTTATGAAAGATTACTCTAAGGTTTTAAAAACAGCTGAACAAATAGCAAATAATAATTATAGATCTTAATGGCCATTCGAATAAATCCAATAGACTTAAATCCAGATATAGCCATTGGCATAGCTGTACCATTAATGCAAGAAGTTGGTGCTATTTTTAATTTAAACTATTTAACAATAGATCAAGCATATTCAAATGCTAAAAACCTATTATTAACCGAAAAAGGCGAGAGAATAATGCAACCTAACTTTGGTTGTAGTTTAAGAAGTTTGCTATTTGAAAATCTAACCACAGAAACACAAACCCTAACAGAAACAAATATCACTGAAAATTTTAAGTTTTGGCTACCATATATCAACATTAATAGATTAAACGTTACAACAAAACCAAACGAGCATATATTACAAATAGACATGGTAATAAGCTTAGTAAATAATAAAATAGATACTAGATCTATAAACGTAACAATAAACGCATAAGAAAATGGCAACATCAAAAGATATACGGTATTTAGATAGAGACTTTGATTCTTTAAAACAAGGACTTATTGAGTTTGCTAAAATATACTATCCAAATACATACAATGATTTCAATGAAGCATCACCAGGAATGATGTTTATTGAAATGGCATCTTATGTGGGTGATGTTTTAAACTACTATATTGACTCACAATTAAAAGAATCATTAATACTACAATCAACTGAAAAAAACAATGTAATGATGATGGCAGCTGCAATGGGGTACAAACCTAAAATAAGCGTACCATCTGTAGTTGACATAGACATTTTTCAATTACTACCAGCTTCAGGTAGTGGAGTCAGCTCATCTGCAGATTTAAACTATGCATTAAAGATTGAAGCAGGAATGCAGGTTAGGAGTTCAATAGCAAGCACAGAGTTTATTATACAAGACGCTGTAGACTTTAAATTAGACAATATATATGAATCAAGAGAGATTTCTGTATATAGCTTAGATGAATATGGAGCTCCTACATATTACTTAGCCAAAAAAACAGCTAAAGCTATATCTGCAAGAATAGTTGAAACAACTGTTGAAATAGGCGCACCAACTAAATTTTACAAAACAATATTAACCGCAGCTAACATTATAGGCATACAAGATGTAACAGACTCTGATGGTAATACGTGGTACGAGGTACCATATTTAGCACAAGATACTATATTTGAGCAAGTACAAAACACAGCCTTTAATGACCCAGATGCATCAGTGTATAGTGCAGAAACACCATACTTACTTAAACTAAAACGTGTTCCAAGAAGATTTATATCCAGAGCAGTTGGTGAAGATTTGGAGATACAATTTGGCGCTGGTATTAGCTCTTCACCAGATGAAGAATTATTGGCTACACCAGAAAATATTGGACTATCTTTACCAACAGGTAAACCAGATATAGACTTTTCAATTGACCCAACATCACCAGTCTATACGTCAACATATGGCCTTGTTCCATCTAATACAACACTCACAATAAGATATCTTATTGGTGGAGGAATACAATCAAATGTACCAAGCAGTACAATAAACGAAATAATAAGCATAAACACAGCAAACTCAAACTTACCACCAAACACACCAACCCTCAACACTACAATAATAAATTCCGTTGTAGTAAATAATCCAACAGGAGCAGTAGGAGGTCGTAGTGGTGAAACAATTGATGAAATAAGACAAAATGCTATAGCTCAATTATCATCACAAAACCGAGCTGTAACTAGAGAGGATTATATTATACGAGCTTATTCGATGCCAACAACACAAGGAAGTGTGGCTAAAGTTTACATAAACCCAGATGAGCAAAATCGCATAGAAACATCACAAACAAGTACACAAATTACAAATCCACTAGCAATGAATATGTATGTATTGAGTTATGATAGTAACAAATTATTAGTAAATGCAAACAGAGCAATAAAAGATAATTTAAAAACATACATAAGTCAATATAGGATGTTAACCGACAGCATTAATATTAGAGATGCTTATGTGATTAATATTGGCATTGATTTTGAAATAATAACAATACCTAGTAGCAATTCAAACGAAGTACTATTAAAAGTAATACAATCTGTAAAAACACTGTTTAGTATTGATAATTGGCAAATAAATCAACCAATAATAATAAGTGACATATTTGCATTAATACTATCAACAAGTGGCGTACAAACTGTAACAAACATAAATATAATAAACAAAAATCAACAACAATTAGGATATAGTAATATAACATACAATATTGAATTAGCAACAAAAAACGGTATTATTTATCCGAGTTTAGATCCATCTATATTTGAAGTAAGGTACCCTAACTTAGACATTAAAGGACGTATAGCAACATTTTAATTATGATATTGAGATTTTATCCAACCAAAGACACAACAATATACGAACAGTATCCACAAAAAAATACTGGGTTAGATGCTGTGTTAGATATTAACAAAACAATAATCGGTTCTAGCAGCTACAACTCTAGAGTACTGTTAGACTTTGATTATCCAGCAATTTCTCAAAGCATTTCTTCATTAGGATATAACGACAAATTGTTTAATTATAGTTTAAAATTATATTTAACTGAAGCAAACGAAATACCTACTGACTACACACTATACTGTTATCCAATAAGCAGTAGTTGGAGTATGGGTGTTGGAAGGTATGGCAACTATCCAGAAACAACTACTGGAGCTAGTTGGACATACAAGACATCAGCAGACGATTTAACAAGCGCTTGGCAAACAGGCTCTTTTGCAGCAAACGCAACAGCATCATACACAACAACTCCTGGTGGTGGTACTTGGTATACAGGAAGTATAGCATCACAATCATTTAGCTACACAACGTCTGATGTTGACATAGATGTAACTAGTATTATTCGGCAAATACAATCAAGCTCAATAAGCTTTAAAGGGTTTATTATAAAAAAAAGCCCAACAGATGAATCATCAACAAACATATTTAATAGCTTAAAATTTTTTAGCAAAGACACTCACACAGTTTACCTACCAGTATTAGAAGCAAAGTTTGATGATAGCATAGTAACAGGATCCTTATCACTTATAAACACAGATGAGGATATGAACATTATACCTATTAACTTAAAACACTCATACACAGAAACATCAACTCCTGTAATAAGATTATCAGCAAGATATAAGTTTCCAGTAGATACCTTTGAAACCGCATCTGGTTATTTAACAAGATACAGACTACCAACAGGAACACAGTATGCTGTGTATAGTGCTCAAAGTGATGATGTAGTGATAGGTTTTAGTGATTACACTAAACTAAGTGCCGATAATACAAGTAACTACATAAAATTACATTTAGATAGTTTTCAACCAGAAAGATACTACAAATTATTATTCAAAGTTCCTAACTCAGGATCAAGCTCAGCATACCAAATATACGACAATAATTATATTTTTAAAGTTACTCGTGGATAATGAGAAATAGGGATGGATCGTTAGTAGGTGATCTTGGAGACAACATAGTAACAGCGGTTACAAGCAGCATGCTGCCTTATAATCAATCTATTGTTGATGAAAACCAAACACTATATAGCATACTACCAATTGATACAAACAATACACCAAAATTTACTACATCCATAACCGACAACACAACCCCACCAACAATTCCATACCCACCAAAATACAAAGATCCATTTAACTTTATTGAGAACATAACAGCACCTCCAAGACTATATCAAACAAGTGACAGAACTATTAAAGTATTAAAAGACACAACCTTTTCGTTATCGGTAACAGCAGAACAACCAGATGCATTAAATATTGAAAATGGAATACCAACAGTTATACCACCACTAGTTGGCATAACCTATATTTGGTTTAAAGATGGTGAAGAAATTGAGACGAGCACACTTACATCACTTGATGGAAACATAACAATAACAAACAACACCCTAACATTTAACAATATACAACCAACCCACGCAGGAACTTACAGTTGTGATGCAACAAACGATTCTGGAACAACAAGTAGTGACGAGTGTACAATAGAAGTAGTTAATGTGAATGAAGATGGATTTTACTTTAGAAATATTATTAAAAATCCAAACGGAGATCTTGGTACTGAGGATTGGGAAAGTACAAACGACGAACTAACAACAAAGCCTTTTATAACAGCAGAAAAATCGGTAGAATTTAAAATACCAACCAATGTAGATCAGTTTGGTTACACAGTTGATATGATGCATCCAAGACCATATCAACTAGACTACAGCCCACTAATAGACAGCTATACAAGTACTGTGACTGGTCAAAAAACACCACACTATTTTACACGAACACGATTTAAGTACATTAGTAACGACGGCTTGCTAACAGTTAAGGCATACCAAGACATAGATCTAATAGATCTACAAGCTCACATAAGAGGTGGTGTGTACGGCATAACAGGTGTCAGAGCATTCTTTAGTTGTTATATAGGTAATGCAATATCAAACTACATACCAACTGACACAATGTTGCAAAGTAATAATCGAACTGACATTTCAAACTACTGGCCAGGAAACGTATACGCAAGAATAAGTGCAGAAAATTTTAATTATGCTGGTCCTGGATTGTTATGGGAAAAAGTTTATGTAACTGTAGAAGAGTATGATAATGAAAATAGGCTACCTAGTACAACACAAGATTTAAACAAATCACATCAACAAGGTGCAAACTCCACAGAAAATGATCCATGGCCTGAAACAACAAACACATCAAAAGAATTAATAAAGCTTTATGATCCATGGTATAATACAGTAGAAGCTAATAACACAGGTGTAAGATATTACACAGGACCTAATCCATCATCAGGTGATAGAAGTGATGCAATACTACGAGCAGCCGATCAAATAATACCAGATCAAAAAGAAAGATATACATATGGTCAACACATACAGTTTAATAAGGCAATAATTAGCCAACTAAACGACAAAACAACAAAAATAAGAATTACATTAAATTTTGAAACAACGGATGTAGACAATCTAGTAAACGAAAGATGGAAAGAAGCTATAGAAGCTTTGTCAGAAGATACATTTGAATTTCGTTATTATCAAAAATATGCTAAACAAACAGTGTGGAAACTTGTTGATAACGACACTATACTTAATCTTTTGCAAAACCTACGTGGCAATGAAAATAAAGACTTTACAACACTACTAAGACGTGCTCAAGATCCACGTGGAATGGTAACAGGACTTAACCTTAGCTTAATGCCGATATACAGTGAGAATGCAGAATTAAACGACTATAATACAAGAATAGCATTAACTATAAACGAAAGCATACCACCTGCATTTGTACCATCTACACTAAACGACCCACCACCACCACTTCCAACCGTTCCACAAACAACAGGATCTAATACAACAACCAGTGGGTCAAACCCAAATCCACCTACCATAAAAGTAAATTGGAAAATTAACATAAAGCACTGGACAGACCTCACTGATACGTTTAAGATTGAAACAGGAGATGCAACAACTAACATAAACACAACAATACTTGATTTAAACAACATAACAAAAGCAGCATTGCTAGATGGTAGATATACAAAAGATGTCAACGGCAACATAATAAGTGGTTTTTTTATGAACTACCCACAATATGCATACAAAGTTACCAGATATGTTACCACAATACCACCGTCACAAGAAAAACAACAAATACAAGTTTTAGTAAAAACTCTACCAATACAAACAGAAACCCAAACCACTGCCAACCAAACAGTATCTACGTCAGCATATCGAATTCCATCTCACCTCAAAGACGAAAGCCCAATAAACATAACATCATTGGAGGTACCTGGAACATTTTCATAATTTAATAACTCAACCTATTTATAATAGATGAGTATACAGACAATAATACTAAATCCATACCAGACAAACGACATAAATCGCAGTAGTCCATTTAATCTACTACCAGTAGACTTAATACCACCACTTGTAGTAAGACAACCTATATTTACTATTAAACAAAAAACTTGGCTGGCAGCAAGCAATACAGTAGACTTTGGAGGAGACATAATAAAATATCAACAAATAAAACCAAATCGGCCTGTTGTAAGCGTGTTACAAGGGACAGTTATAGAGTTTAATATTGAAGTACAAGACAACTCATTGCCAAGTAATCCAAACATACCAAATATAATATCTTATGTATGGAAAAAAGATGGCGCACCAATAAGCCAATTAAACAATTTAAACAACAAGCGTGGCACTAACATTGTTCAACTGACTAGTGACTACCAAACCACAGGACAGTATATATGTGAAGTTTCTAATCTATATGGTACAACAACAAGTAGTCCATTTAGAATTGATGTAATAGATCCTTACGAGCATCCAAAACTATATAAAAATCTCATAATTAATGGTAGTGGTGAAAATGGCCTAACAGGATGGACCACAGATGCAGACATAAAAACATTACCTTTTCACACACCTAAATTTGATAAAAACATAGAACCACAATTTAGCAGTTTTAGAATAGGTGGAATTATAGCAGAGATAGATGGACCAATACTACCAGAATTTAGATTTTCAATTGGAAATCATTATGGCATGTTTCACAGACTATATACAAAAAGAAAAGCAGTAGCTAATGTTTTAAATGAAGCTTTTGGTAAACCTTATATAAAAGGATTGTCAGCTGGAATTGCACTAAATGAGCATGAAAGATGGTATTCAGAAGGAGGCTCTATACCACAAATAATACCAAACGAAGACTACAACACAAACGATTACAATACCACAGCAGGCTTTTTTCCTGGATTGGCTTGGATGGATAAATACAATAAAAACGATACTTATAAAATTGTTGGATTAACACAAGAGTATAGTGATGCACCATCTCCTTTTTATTTTACAAGAGATAAAATAAAATTTTTAAATAAAGGTGGAAAAGCTGAAACTAGTTTAACACAAACAGTAGACTTAACCGATATAGCAGACATTATTGATGGAAATGCTTATGGTATAACACATGCAACAGGACAGTTTTTTGCATATGTTGGAGCTGGTATAACAGATTATAAAATAAAATTTCAAGAAGAGGGTAAAACAGAACCAACAACAACTAACTACTATGTGGCTGATTATGAAGCCTATAAATACGAGTTTAATGAAGAGTGGAGAAGTGATCCTTCATTAGATTGGAATATATATTATGGTGTTTCGGGATCGGATAGTAATGGAACTTACAAATACCATAATAAGAATTCAAGCACTAATGGGACAGGAAGTAAATATAGTGAGGTGTTAGCATCAATATCTCCATCAAACTTATACTCCCAAACAAGCTTAAATGCACAAATAGAAGAATTAAAAAAAATAAGACAGGCTTTTTATACAAGATTTTTAGATCCCAACGCAGCACCAAACAAATCTTTCTCAAATTACAATCCCAACACAAGTACAGAATCAACTTTAACATTAGGATCAAACACCTACCTTTTAGTACCACCCGACCAACCTAATACTTTTGGCATACCAATAATCAAACAAGGCGTTTTTCCAAACAATAATGCAACTCCTCAGTATGTGACAGAAGGAGGGAGTGCTACTAAAATAATAATTAAATTTAATGACACGGGTAGACCATACCCCAAAACCGTCCCCAATCCAGAATATGTATCACGACGTAAGTATGTAGGCCCTATATCAACACCATCAGCTACTTGGTGTATTAATGATACAAGCACACAAATTGCAAATGGCATTACACCGGAGTACCATAAAGAAAAGTGGCTTACAGCAGACCTTTTAAAATTAGTAGCACCTGGAAGAGCGTTTGACTCATCAGCCTCAGGATCTGCAAGAGCAGGAGCTGTAGCACAAGCAATACTTACTGGATTTTTAGCACCAACTAGAGTTTTATTTGGTGCAATAAACAAATTAATAGGATCTACTGTAAATGAAAGTTCATTTAAAGATGCTCACGATTTGGGTGTATTAGCAGCTGACGATTTATATCAAAATTGGTATCTACTAAGAGTTGTTTTTGATGAGGCAAAAGATTACTTACAAAGTGGTGATGTAAAAGCTGTACTAGGTGCAGAATTTGCATTTGATCTACAAGAAATTGGTAACTATGTAAGAAATAACGCAAATAGTCGTTTTGCTATAAAAAAAGATATAATTAAAACAAATTATAAAGACAATAAATGGACAAATTGGTATCACATAAATGACGATGGAGGTTCAGACGCAGCTACACACGGTAGAGACGTTATAGCACCAGTAATGTTACAAATGTGGAATTTACTATATGAAAAATATATTGCTATAACAAGAGTGTTGTATAACAGCTATACAGAGTTAGTGAAGATTAATTGGTTACGAAATGTAGAATCAGCTTATTACAGAGCAGCACAAGAAAAAAAGCAATATCGTATAAAAAGATTTACAGACATAGAAATACAACCAAAAGTGTATGATAAGACAAGAATAGAGCTGACATATTATAATGCACAAAATGTTGCAATAAAAACAGAAACTATAAATGGACCAAATGAACAAGACGTATGGGCAATTAAAGAAAAAGCATTCTTTCCATTAACATTGTATCCAATATACCAATGTCTAAACACAGACACTAATTTCTACAACACATCACAATCAGCAGTAGATCAAATACCTCAAAAATATAAACAACCACAACTACAAAACGTATCACTACAAAACAATGGAATGTATATGGTAGGTGGAGATGCATTCATTACAGTATTTGGTCAGCAATATACTCGTATGAGGTTCTTAGGAGGAATATCGGATAGAGTAAATCAAGGAATTGGTAGTGGTGTTTTACAAAAAGGAATTAATAGTCTTGCTACCTCAGAGGACGATGCAGCGACAACTATATACGACACAGTGAATTCATCAACGCTAGATACAACACAGCTTATACAAGGACCTTACCAAAAATTTAAAGACCAACGAATTAACTTTACTGAAGACTGGATTAGCAATAAAGTATCAGATAAAAATGCAAATTTTTTAATGAATAATTATGATTTTGCTACTTATGGAGGGGCATATCCACCAAACAACACTACCTTTAATAAAAAAAATAGTCCTATACACAGAACATACTCAAACAATGCAGTATATGATTTAGGAGCAGCTGCCATGTTTGGAGTAGGACTAACAGCAATCATACCAAAAACAGCACGATCAGTGCAAATTAAAATAATATTTGAACACACCTCTGATCAGATAAATGACACAAATCCTGCATTAAAAGGTTGGACAAAAGATGAAATATACAGTAATGAGTTTGGACAGCGTAACAGCAATAGTATAAGAACAACTAAGTACGGTAATCCAAGATGTGGTATAACGAGCATTAAGTATATGATATCAGCAAACAATGTTGAAAAAGTAGATAAATATCCAAGCTATAGTATACCACCAACACAATACACAGTATTAGGATTAGAAAAACAAAAATACAACATAGAACAAGCATTTAATACAGCTGAGCAGATTAAAGTAGGTAGTGTCACTATACCACCTGAACCACCACAGCCAGAAGAACTGGCAATTAATTTATATACTTCAGGTGGCGAATACAAAACATCTACAACTGATGATTACGTAGGATATTATCATATACATAAGGACAAAGGACTGATGGTTGGAAAAAGGCACACAGCAGAACCACACGAGTATTTATATCCAATCTCATCAACCACAACATCAGAACCAGCACCAAGTCCATCATTACCAAGCAACCCATCGCCAAGTAACCCAACAACGACACTACCAAGCAATACAAGCAACAATACGAGCAACAACACAGGCTACTAAATTATAGATATCAAAAGTATTAAATACACTATTAGTGTATATTTATATTAAAGTAATGGCAGACTACACAATACCACCTAGTGCAAATACACCTAGTGCAAATACACCTAGTGCAAATACACCTAGTGCAAACAATTTAGACGCAAGCACACCAAACGCATTTAGTATAACCGCTCCACTTACCGACTCCATTACACCCACCTCACAACCACTATCGATACCTCGATTTGGATACTACACAAGCTCCTCAACCTCTTTACCAAACGATAGCTTAGTACTAGATGTATATAATGTAAATAACAACTACATAGAAACAAAATATGAAGCCAACTACACTACAATACTTCCAAATAAAATAAGACTATCCCCTGAATTAGATTTAAGCAGTCTAGGATATATTTCTGGTAAGTATAAATTAGTATACAAATACCATAGAAACTTATTAGGATCTGGAAATGGAAATAAACTAATAGTACAAGAGATTAGTGCAAACCGTTTGGAAATAAGAGTATTACCAGTAGCACCAGATACAGACACACCTGCAAACCAAAACTACTTCCAACATTTTGCAAGTGGCTTTTTTTTATTACCAAAACAAGAAACACTTGTAAATCTATTCTTACATGTAAACGCAACAACAACACTAAAAGTTTATGATTATGTTCAAGACAGTGTAACCTTTAGAAGAACTCCATACAGTATTATTTTCAAACTAACATCACCAGCACCAACAGAGATTGAAAATGACACAGAAATGTGGTTAGCTCAACAAGTCAATGAAAGCACAACCGACACAATCACACTAATACCTCCTCCAATACCAAACATTACTAGAGCCATTGCAGGACCTAATTTTGATATACTAACAAAAGAGAGATTATTATCAAGAACTGATTATAAAGATTGGAACAACATACTATCAGAAAACACAAACACATCAGAAGCTCTAGTAAATAGTTTATTAAGTGGTTCAAAACTACAAGGAATACCATTAAATATAGATTATAGATCGTTTGCAAACCATATACATTTTGGATCCGCAGGAGAAAAACTACTAAGTTTTAAATATAAAATGACTTTATTAGAAAGTTATGACAATAGAATACAGAGTTTAACTACTAATTTAATTGGACTACCAAGTAGCAGTGCTACAAGTAGTTTATATTTTCAAACAAACGTTACAGAAGCAAAAGGAAAAAGAGCTGCACTGATGGGCACTATGGACAGTTATGAAAGATATTTACTAAATGTATCTAGCAGTTATGAATCTAGTAGCTATGGTGAATTCTACACATCAACATGGCCAAAACAGAATAGCACAGAACCTTACATAAACTACTCTGTCAGCTCATCACAAGTAGATGATTGGTTTGACGGCATTATGATGTCAGCAAGTTTATATGATCAAAATAACGAAAACGCACTATATAAAACAATACCACTACACATAGCAGAAGATGCATCAAATAGTCAATATCTGTTATTTGTAAACATGATTGGTCATTATTTTGACGCACTATTTCCATATATAAAGCAAATAAACCAAACACACGATAGAAAAGAAGGAATAGCAGATGGTTTTAGCAAAGAGTTAATATATCATGTTGCTAAGAATTTAGGTTTAGATTTTGAAAACGGTGCTAGTTTTGATGAACTTTGGAGCTACACATTAGGCACAAATACATCAGGATCATATCAATCAACCTATAACATAACTAACGAAGACAAGACAAAAGAAATTTGGAAGCGAATCATTAATAATTTACCGTACTTATTAAAAACAAAAGGTACTGAAAGAGGTCTTAGAGCATTAATAAATTGCTTTGGAATTCCACAAACCATTTTACGAATTCGTGAATACGGTGGAGCAGAACCAACGTTTGAATCCAAAACAGACAACGTATATGAAAGGTTTTTTTATTCAACTACTGTAGGATATAATGGAAAAACATCTGGACAAGTTGCTCAACTAATAGAAGCACCTTGGAAACCATTGACAGCAAACAATACAATGCCATCAACAGTTGAGTTGCGAGTTAAAATGGCTCAAAACCAAACTAAAACACAAACAATATTTGAGGTACCAAATAAATGGCAAGTCAAAGCCTTCCAAAGCGCAAGTAATAACTACATAGGATTCTTTCTAAGTGGTTCTCAAGGATACGCAACAGCAAGTGTTAGCTCTTCAATATATGAAAATGTATTTCATCACATTGCATTAGAAAGATCAGTAGCAAGCGATAGCAGTAGTACCAACCAAACCTATACTTTAATTGTAAAAAGAGTAAACTATTTAAAAGTAACATCCACAGTATCAGCTTCACTATACATTGATGGATCTACTAGCAGCTCTTACAACACATCATACACAAGTACAGGAAGTTTATGGATTCCAGGATCTGGCTCATTTTTAGCAGCCACATCACAGTCAATGAACATTTTATCGGGAAGTGTTCAAGAATTAAAGTATTGGACAACACCACTACAAGATGCCATATTAGACAATCATGCATTAGCACCTACAAGCTTTCAAGGAAATTTAACAGACACTCACACAGGAAGCACATCAAGCTTTTATAGTTTAGGATTTAGATTGTGTTTAGGAACTGATAACAAAAAAATAAACTTAGCAACTACTAGTAGCATAGGCTCACAACATCCAGATCAAACAATAGCTGGATTAAGTGGTTCTTTCTATAATTTTTCAGGATCTTATTTTAATCCTGTCATAGAAATACATTCACTTGAGTGGCCAGATTTAGGTGGTAATAGAAGTGTAAGTAATAAAATTAGGATTGACACAACAAGCAGAACTAGTACAGCAATAGGTGGCAATCAATTATATAAAAACGTAAAAACAGAACGAGCTGGATCGGATAGTAATCCACCCGATAGTTCTCGCTTAGGTATTTATTTGTCACCATTAAACGAAATCAATCAAGACATTGCAGAACAATTTGGAGGTCTTAGTATTGATGACTTTATAGGAAACCCATCTGACCTAAGCAAAGAAACTTATCCTGATTTAGAAAGTCTACAAAGAGAATACACAAAAAAATACACTAGTAAAGCTGGTGCACAAAACTATATTAGACTATTAAAACACTATGATGCATCTTTATTTAGGTTAATTAAAAAGTTTGTACCTTACAGAGCTAATACACAAACTGGTTTACTAATAGAACCATCAATATTACATAGAAGCAAAGTACCAACCAAGCAAATAACATATACAGATCTTAGTTCTGCCTATACATCATCAATAAAACTACCAGAAATAATATTAGTAACAGGCTCCAACAGTGATGGTGGCAAGACTAGCTATATTGAAGTTGGAACAGTTCAAATTGAAGCAAAAAATTTAATAGGTGAAAGTATACAAGTAGCAACAGGTACTCAAACCTTAAACGTAATATCGGTAGGAGGTACAGCAAACGACTATACTAACACAGGATTGTCACAAACGCCAGCAGGCACAATAGACTTTGGAATTTCTAGCTATGGTAGAGATATAAGAGTACGAGGCTCTCAATATGTTTTTATGACTCATATGGTTAGTCAAAGTGCGTTTGTAAGTTATTATGGTGCCTCTACTTATGATACAACATACGTTTACTCAACAGACGGCATAGCATTATCACAACTTTACATGGTAACAGCGAGTAGATACGATTACCACGACCCAATTAATCCAGTAATAATAGACTCAGCAGGTAGTGGCATAACAAACGTACAGAATAAAAAATACAATAATAATATCTTTTATTTAAGATCTATAGCAGATCCAAATACTTACGGATCCGTATCAGCAAGTGCAAAAACAATATACACAGCATCAGCAGCATTATATGAAAATAATTGGACAAATGAGTATGGTTTAAAAGTAGAAACCTTAGTAGCAAATAATGTATTACAATCCACACCATACACAAATAGTGCTTTTTGGGGATTAACTGGAAGCTTGGGTTTATTTTTTGAAAACACAACAACCTCAATAGCATACACAGGATCAGTAAAACTACCAGCATTTTATTACAAAGAAGATGAACCAAAAACACACGGCCACTTATACACAATAACAGTGGTTGTTGGTGATACTCGTGCTTCTGGAACAAGTGGTAAAATAGAGTTGCATTTTGGTGATTTAGATTGTATATTAACTGGATCAATGGTACCAACAAATACCGACACAACATATACGTTTACAACACTAGCAACTGGTCCTTGGTTAGGACTAAGAGTGTACACTGCTGGTCAAACTGCATACCAAACCTATATAAAATCACTAAAAATACAACCTTTAAATTATAGATCACAAACACAAGACTTTCATTTGCAAAACAGTAAAGGAATGTTAAATGCTCGCTATAATGGATGTAAACTTACATCAGCTGATTGGAACACAAACAGCTCTGATACTATTGATAATGGACCTGTTGTATCAGTAACTGTTGGTGGAGGTCAGCAACTAAAAGTTAAAACTGCTCCTAACAAGGGTAATTTTCAAGTAACAAAAACAAGTATAGCAGCAGGACAACAAGACGTATTAGGTTGATTTAAAAATATTTACACATAATAACAAAACACAACATATTTATATATAAACAAACAACAAATAAATAAGCAATGGGATATTTAGATAATTCAAGCGTTACTGTAGACGCAATATTAACAAACAAAGGCCGCCAATTATTGGCAGCTGGTGGTGTATTAGGCATTTCAAAGTTTGCTTTAAGTGACGACGAAATCGACTACGATTTATGGAATCCAGCACACACACTAGGTACAAATTATTACGGAGCAGTTATTGAAAACATGCCCATATTAGAAGCACTACCAGATGAAACACAAATGTTGCGATCCAAGCTTGTGACTTTACCAAGAAACACACAATATATACCACAATTGTCTGTACAACCTACAACACTATTATTTACCTCTGCAGCTTCAGCTAACGTAACACCAACAACCTTAAGCGGCCAATCAGTACAAACCTATACAGCCATTTCAAGTGACAATACAGTTGTAACATTAACTAGCGACATAGCTAGTACTAATGTAACAGCTGGAGCCTTTGCAAATGACGCTGGTGGTGGTTCTATGGGTATTAGCGAAACTAGACAAGGAACGATATTTACAGTAACACCAGTACCTGCAAGTGGAACACAAGGTGCACTTACATCAGTAATAACAAGATATGCAACATTAACCATCATAGGAAACGAAACTGGTGGATTTATTACAATACCAATTACAGTACAATTACCTATTGGCGGTCTAGGCTCATCAACTACCTAAATAAAAAATTTATATAAAAACAAACATTTAAAATAACACACATATGGCACTTGGCATATATCAAACAATCAATACAACAGACGACGTTTCTGGACCAGATTTACAAATAGTC